TTGATCAAGCCAAGAAGAACAAAGCCAGGAAACATACAGCGATGAGCGATTCTAATATTGATGTAATTGATTACGGACCCGGCGCATCAACTGGAAACCGAGCAACCGCGCAGCCAATCACGATCTCTAAGGCCTGCGGATACTTCCTGGTGCGCCGCCATAACGTGCCGATCATCCTGGGCGACGACTGGCCGGATACTGCCATGGCGACTAGCGAACGTGGCAAGGCTGCTCTGCTGATCGAGCGGAACGACGGCAAGCTTGATGCACGCGTGCTGCACGGCGTGAGCGACTGGGAAGCGGTCGACGCGGCCGAGCGGCTTGCACGCGAGAAAGACACGGCCGCCGTGTCGGTGGCGCGCCTAGCTGGCTCGATCGGCAAGGGGACACCGGCATCGATCTGGCAACAGGTCAAGCGGTTCTCGAGCAAACCGCCAAAGATCGAGCTGAAGAGCATTTACAAGGAAGGCTTCAAGGAAGTCCACTTCCAGATCAAGAAGAGAACGACGGCCGGTGACGATCTGCGTATCGAAGGGTGGGCGTCCACCAAGAACATTGACCGTGACGGCGAGATCGTCGAGCCGCGCTCTGTGGAGAAAACGCTTGCGGCATCCATGTCATCCATGGTGCTGCACTTCAACCACCAGCCCGACTATGTGGTTGGCAAGGTAGAGAGTATCGAGCTGCGCGATGAGGGCATGTGGCTCAACGCGCTAGTGAGCAAGGCAACCAATCCGCCGCAGGTTCGGACGTGGATCGAAGAAGACACGGTGCGCGCGCTGTCGATCCGGTTCATTGTGATGGAAGATCGATTTGACGATGACGGCGTGAGGCACATCACCAAGGCTGAGCTGCTTGAGGTATCGGTGGTCACGATGCCGAGCAATCGAGAGAGCACGTTCTCGATCAGTAAGGGGGTCACCGATGGGACCGACCTTTCTTGTTCGCGTTGCCACGATGCGCATTGTGACGGGACCGATCAGGTGCTGTTTAAGCGGTGGCCGCTTGAGCCGCCAGGATGGCCGAAATACGAGGGCGCCAGAACAGCCTGGACCGCGGACATCGCTGCGGATGTTCTCAAGGCCGGCGGGTGGGATCTCTACCGTGACGCGCATGCGCTCTATCGGCCTGTTAAGGCGGACGACCAGGATGGCTACCGCAAGGCTGGCAGCTACCTCCTGCCGCATCACGTGATCGATGATGATGGGCTGCTCTTTACTTCACGTGAGGCGGTATGGGATGCCATGGGACAGGTGCTCAGTAAGTCGACCGAGCTTGCCGAGAAGGATCGTCGCGCGGCTTACGATCATCTCTCGCGCCATCTTCAGGAGTTCAGCGAGACCGCTCCCGAATTTGCACTGCTCGACGAGAAGGCGCTCGCAACTGTGATTGCCAAGAAAGATTGCAGAAACCAACAAAGTCCAACCTCGCAACCGAGAGCTATTTCTGTAACAAAAGGTGTCACGATGCCAGAGGAAACAGTTTCAGGGACGGTAACGTCTGGAACGACGACAAGTGTGGGCGACTTTCAGGTGACGACTACGGTAGCGCCTGCGATGACGCCAACCGTGGTGACGCTTCAGGCACAGACGCCAGCTGTTGTGGTTCAGCCGCTAGCGCCTGCGCAGCCAGCCAGCGAGCCTAGTGTACCCGCTGGCTATGTCGACGTCGACCCGACGGCATATGCGGCCCTACAGCGCTTTGCCGAGGGAATGACAGAGGCTGAGTATTTGGCCGAGGTGAGTAGCAATCCGGCGGTGCTGAACGAGACCGCGGAGTTGCTTGACCTGGCTCATGTTCAGGCGAAGAAGAAAACGTGAGACAAAGATGTTCGATGGCGGGAAGGGCTGCGGCTTCGCACGATGCGGCGCCGAAATTGGATGGAAGCCGCGGCCAATCCTTTTTGACTGCGTGACTGGTGATTAATTTTTGCGAGTTCGATTCTCGCACACGCGATATGCACGCGCCCACGCGCGAACGATGACTGTGAGGGATGGATGAATAACAAATGCCGTTGCTTGCCAAGGAAAACAACATCCTTGAGCTACAAGCGAAGCTCAAGGAACGTGCCCAGAAAGCGCTAGAGTCTGACCCCGAAGGACTAACAACCGAGATCGTCAAGAAGGGCAAGCCGGAAGCATTCCGGAAGATTGCTCGCCACGAGTTCTCTACCGCCGACGCGGCTGGTTGGGACGATGAGGATGAGCCGGAGATTCTCGGCGCTCCGTCATCTGCCAAGGCTGCAATCCACGAGATCACGGTTAAGCAATCGCCGAATGGCAATGAGGTTCTGAAGCGGTTTCAAGACCTCAACGACTCCCTGATCATCGTCGCTGCGTTGTTCGGCAACATCGGCAAACGCGCACCGGTGCGAGCTGATTTCGAGGGGCTCAAGGGCTTCGGCGAATACCAGCGGCTTGGCCGGCACTTGATGTCAACACAGTTCAAGGGCCTGTCTACTGGCGGTTCGGCAACCGGCCTCGAGTTTATCCCGACTAACTTTTCTGCGCAGCTAATCGACAAGTGGCGGCTTGCTCTTCGCGTGCCGAGTTTGTTCGATCGGATCAGCATGCCGACCAAGGTTTACAAGCTGCCGCTTGAGGGTATCGATCCGATTACCTTCTTTGTCGCGGAAAATACGTCTGACAACCTCGTCGACAACACGACACATATTCCGCCGAGCACTCCTGGTACGGCGAATATCACGTTCACCGCCAAAAAGCTTGCGCTGCGTACTGTCTGGTCGGAGGAATCCGATCAAGACTCGATCATCAATATGGGTGATTACGCGCGGAACAAGATCGGCCAGGCACTTGCCAATGGCGATGAAGACGTCGACATCAACGGCGATACCGCTGGCACGATGGACTCTGACTCTGGCACTGCTGGACACCGCCGGCTTGCATGGAGCGGATTGCGGAAGCTGACCAATGCTGGCGCCAAGGTTGATTTTGGCAACGTTGATACGGCCTGGCTTACCAACCTGCGCGCAATGCGCATGAAGCTTGGGAAGTATGGTGTTCAGCCGAGCCAGCTTGCCTTGATTGTAAGCGTCAAGGGCTATTTGAAGATGCTCGCGAACATTCCTGAAATCCAGACGCTCGACAAGTATGGCGGGCAAGCCGTTATCTTGACCGGCGAGCTTGGGCGAATTGACGGCATTCCGATTATCCCGAGCGAGTTTGTGCGCGAAGACCTGAATGCTTCTGGTGTGTTTGACAACGTCACGACTGATCGAACCATTGTGATTCTTGTTAATCGCAATCAGTTTATGCACGGCGACAGATCATTGATGACCTTGCGCTCTTACGAGGCGCCGCTAAGCGACCAGCTGTACGCGATTGCTAAGCACCGTCTTGATTTCCAGACCGTTGAGGGTTCGGCATCGGTCAACGTCGTTTCCGTCGGCTTCAATGTGAAGACCACCTAATCTCTTGGGGCAGGGTTGGGCTCGACTCGGCATTCTTAGTTTTTCCTCCTTCTTTTCTTTTGTCGGGTCGGGCCCTGCTCGTAACGCCAATGGCTTACGCCGTTAGATCAAAGTTTGATTCGCGGTGCGTGTGCTCACAAAGGGTGTGCGCGCCGCATGAAGTGTTTGAGCTAGATAGCCAAGAACGGCGCCATTGGTGGTTGAATTACTGCCCATTTCTCGAGCGGGTGGACGCGGAAATCAAGGCGCTTGGCATCAAGCCAGAGCAGGACCACAAGAAGCAATTGAAGATTGAGACGAAAGCAATGGGGGCGAATACATGACGCTAAAAAGCGTGGCCACGATTTGCGATGACGGATCGCCAGATATCAAAATGATTGTGCGGCAGATACAAGCGCTCACAAAGACCATGGTGGTCCCTGGTGCAATTACGGCCGGGCAGAATATCGCAGTGGCAGGAATCAAAACTAGTGCGACTGTGGTTTCGGCAATTGTTCTTGTGGCTAACACCGTCGCAGCCGGTGCGCTGTTTAAGCAGGACGTGCTTGCACAGCTGACGGTTCCGACTGCTGGCAACATTCAATTGTCAGCCTACAGCACGTTGGCTAGCGAAACGCTTGAGCTGATCTATTTCAACCACGACTGATCACTAGTCTATGGCACTTGATGCAGACGCGCTTGTTACACTTGCCGACGCAAAGCTTCAACTCAAGATAGTTGACGGCGATAACTCGAATGATGCTTTTATCGAAAGCATGATCAACTTTGGGAGTGACTTTGCAGAAGACAAGATCGGGCGCAAGTTCTCGGAACAGACGGTAACGGACAAGTATTTCGACGGCCGCGGAACCGAAAGTCTGCTGCTCGACCCATGGCCGGTGATAACGTTCACGTCGTTAAACGTGGATGAGAGCAGGCGATTTCAGGCGGCGACTCTGTTGACCGAGTGGAACCCAACGACCGGGGTTGGGCACTTCACGCTAGACAAGGAAACCGGCGAAATCAGCTTGATTGATTCGAGCTTTCCGTATGGGCGCGATGTGATCAAGGCGAGTTATCTCGCCGGATATACGGCGGCCACGGTTCCAGGGCCGGTCAAGATGGGCGTCTTGCTCTTGATCGATAAGTGGTTTGACGAGAGCAAGCAATCGGCAGACGGCCGCTGGGTGCTAGCAGAAACGATCGGCAGCTATTCCGTGCGTTATGGGACGGCGTTTGACAGCGCAAGCAGTGGCGGCAGCACAAGCGATCCAATGCTCAGTCGGTTGATCGAGCTTTGGAAGCCCTACATGGTGCCGAGCATCCTTGCCGGCGATCGGCCGACCTATGTTCGAACCGTTTAACCGATGACAGCGCTTGACGAGATTCAGAAATGGCTGGTTCACAAGGCGACCGTGATCAGAGTTGATATGGCCATTGCAGCAAACAAGCGCCAGGTGGATCAAGAGACGGTCCTTGCGTCAGGGGTTGAGTGTTATTTCGACCGTAGCGTCGGCTCGCTTGAACAGACGATGCTGGGGCAACAACGAGTTATCCAGCGCCGAATCTTCTTTCGTGACGAGCCGGAGATCAAAGCGACTTATCGGATTCGGGATGAGGGCGTCGGAATAGGCGCCGTTGCCGGCGAGACGTACACCGTGCTCGACGCCTTCAAGTATCGCAGTGGCCACCAGGAAGTGGTCGGGGCGCGCAACGCATGAGCGTGACAAGCAACATTGACCAAGTGCAACAACAGCTTGCGACGATCCGCGTGGCTGTGCGCGAGGCGATTGTTCGCAGCCTGCATGAGTCAGGGTTGATCGTGCGCGCGCGAGCGGTGGTCAAGGCTCCTGTCTCGGCAGGTCAGCTGCGAGCCTCGATTACGCATGAGGTGGACGCCGCAGCGCTGACCGTGACGGTGGGATCGACCGCCATGCATGCGGTCTATCAGGAGACCGGCACGCGGCCTGGCTATGGGCCCAATGCGGGCAGCGGCCGTGGCATGCCGCCCGAGGGATCCCTCTTGCGCTGGGTAATGAGGACGTTCGGCGTTGGGCAGAAGGAAGGCGAGGGAATCGAGTTCCTGGTGAGGCGCAAGATCCAACGTGAGGGCACCAAGCCGCAGCCGTTCCTGGGCCCTGCGTGGGAGGAGTCGCGTGGTGACATCGCGGCAGCGTTCGAGCGAAACCTGGCGAGCGTAACGAAATGACATGGCCAACACGATCAGAACGAAAGAAATCGGGCTGCACATTATCAGCCTGCTCGACGCTGCGGGGCTCTCCCTGGTTACGGCGCAACTGGGAATGCTCGAGGATTATCTCGGTGTTGAGGACATCACTGCGATTCTTCCGGCTGTTCTGGTTGCGCCGATTATCACTGACTCTGAGTTCCGAACGATTGCCGAGTTTCGCGTTATCGACACGTTCCGGATTATCTATGCGCAGGAGTTTGCAACCGGACAAGAGCGTGTCCCCATCATGCTCGACAAGGCGCGGATTATCGTTGACGCGATTTCGGCAACCAAGAACTTCCCCGGGCTGTTGCCGCCGGTTCTTCCTCAAGTCGAGGTTCAGTTTGTTTCGCGCATCGAATGGGAGCCTGAAGAGAACAGGTTTGCTGGCATCGCCGGAACACAAATCAAAGCAATTGCAATCACTGAAACCGTGAGAATGGTCACGTGAACCTATGGCAATCACAAAAGACACAGTGCACAAGCTGACTGCAAAGACCGCCGCGGCTGGCGCCGGCATCCTTACGATTCCAGCCTTCATTGTAGATACACCAACGTCTTCGGATTCCACGCTTACCGTTGGGGTATCGATCGGGAGCATTGCGGCCGTTAGCTCGATCATGCGCGATGGTCAGTCGCTTACACTTGTCGGTGCGCAGACCAATACTGGCAACTGCCGGGCTGAGTTGTGGCGATTGGTCGGACCCAATGAGGGTACGGCCGACATTGTGATTACGTTCTCGATTTCTACTCGCGCGGTTGCTACCGCTCTCACATTGGTAGATGTCTACGGCCCGACACCATTCGATACGTACCTCGGTGCTACCGGCCTATCGCAGGACGCTACGCTTACCTATACCAATGGCTCATCGGGAGATCTGGCTGTTGTTGTTGTTGCTAAGCTCGACTCGACCGAGCCCGATCTAACGCCCGGCACAGCCACTGTTCAAGAAGGCGAAGACGTTACCGCCGACGGTACCGCAGCGCTCAATGTTGTGCATTTCATGGGAACTGAGCCAATTGCGGCGCCAAGCCAGGTTGTCAATGCGACTTGGGCCACGACTGATCGCGAGTGGGCTCTCGTCGTCGCAAGCGCCAATGCCATGGCTGCTATTAGCACGTCCTTTCAATGGAAGGGGCCTAACAATTGTCCGTTGCAAGGCTTCGCGACCGAGATGGAATTCGACGGCATATAC